TTGTTTCGTTATACAAATAAGATTCAAATGCCTTTGCAGCCTTTGGATTCAAGACTTTCAGATTATTGACAGTCAATTCATATCTGTCAATTATTGTTTGCTGATAAAACAATTCGTATTTTAAAGAATCTATCAGCTTATCAGTATTATGCTGAACTACTATTTGATTCTTTAAACTGCTAATGTCTTTGTCCTGATTGTAAATAACATAAATCAAAAAAATAAAAGGAATCTGTGTGATTGCAAAAATTACATATTTTTTCATGTGTAGTAGTTTTAATTATCTAAAATAGTCATCTTGTAATAGTGCTAATGCAATAAAGCATACCACAATAATAATGACAGATTCCAGGTTTGTTTTGCTTTCTTTTTTCATAGTTTATTTGTTTAGGGCATAAAGATAGTAAATAATGTTATACTACCAAATATTTGTCCATTTTTTTATAAAAAAAAAGCCCACTGTAGAAACAGCAGGCCGTACCACACTATGAAAAACTATATCTTTTCCTCTCTGAATATCTGTTCTATATGCTTAGGCAGCACTGTGTAATCATTGTCAAAATGATCAGGCATCACATCCATCAGCCTCTTATTCCGATATGGGCTGTTCTTTTCAGTACACCACTTTTTGCTGATTACCATCCAGTTATAAAAATAAATGTAGGTATTAGCCTTTTTTATATATTGCTTTTTATCTATAGGTAGCTTGAATTTTTTGATTAATGATACCGATCTGATCTCATTGTCTAGTTCTAGATCTCTGCAAAGCCCCATATAGTGTTTTAAATTCCTTACTCTCTTACCATCCAACATATCGTTAAACTTAATATAAGCCTTACCATCCATGGCATTTGTCCAGGCAGTACATTTGTCAGCCCATTGTGTAAAGTGAGCAAATTCATGCACTAGAATCTCAAGGGAATCAGGTCTATTCATAGCACATGCTAGCACTGGCACTGATTCATCAAAATACCCTGCACACTTATTCCTAGCATCTAGTTTCAGGTACTTTGTGTTTCTTAGTTCACACTTCACATCAAATGTTTTGCATGTATTTTTTACATGCTGAACAAAATCTATCATGCTGGATCTTTTAGTATTGCCTCATCAGGTCTGTCTATCTCAGGGATAGTCACTCTTTGCCCACCTCTTACAGTAGCTAATAGTTTCCTCACTTCATCTACCTCTGCTGTCAATTCCTGGTACTTATTTACCAGTAAGATTTCCTGCTGTGCTGCTGTCATTTTGTTCCAATTTTTAGGCATTTTCATATTCAAACTGTATTAATAGATCTATATAATGTTTAGCTTTTTTTAAATCCTCTATTCCGTTTTTATCTTTATGTCTCATCACATACTTGATAATGTTACCCTCAATGAATGGCACATTGTTAGCATAGATAAACTCAGTAGGCTGAATCTTGAATTTTGAATAATGGCCACCGCCTATCTGTGTTTCACTTGCTTTCATTTATTTTAATTTATTGCCATCATAAAGTACACCATTGTACATGCACATACCATCAATGATCTGATGTGGCTCTGCAAAAAAGTACACCTGTTTATTTACTGTGTAAAAATGTACAGTAGCAAATCCATGCTGCCAGTCAGGGATCTTTCCTGTAGGAAAATATTCCACCTCAGTCCTCACCCTGCCACATCCTATCTCAATCCATACATACGGATTGTTTCTATTTGTGATAGGCTTATAGTTCAGCCTATGGCTGTGGCCTGATGCACCACTACCCATGTATTCGTAGATGTTTTTCTCACCTGCATTTTTAGATAGGCTTAACCCATGTACCCCAGTGAAAACATCAAACCAATTGATATAGTCTTTCCCATCCCACTCAATGCCATAATCATCAAATGATAGGATCTTTTGTAACTCCGTAGTCTTGTACTCTTTGAATAATACAGCAAGCCTTGCAAGCTGGCTTTTGCTATTCATGTGGGGCTTAGTGATCCTCTCATCATGATTGCCAGGTATGAATCTTATTTTAGCATCAGTAGATAATCTCAATGGATTGAGGATCTGCTCTTTTGTATATTCTACCTCTTTGATTTCGCTGTACCCAGCCAAGATGCCATCATCAAATAGTTTCTTTTCGTGTCTGCTGACATAGGGTAAATCCATAAGATCCCCCAATAGTGCCACCTCATCAAAGTGATTATTTTGTAGCACTCTATTGATGCACCTTTGAACTGTCTGATCAGTTAGCCATCCATGCTCATCAGATTTGATCAGCACAGAATATCTATTCCTGTCAGTAAGTTTTTTAAGCTGCCACCAGTTGAACTCCGTTTCGGATAGCCTCGGTCTGTTTGTTTTCATAGGTAGTAAATTTATAAAGCCGTCAACAGTATCTAAATCAATACAAATCCATTTTTGTCAATTTTGCCTGAATTGTGTAGTGCTAATAATTCATTAATTGATTTGCCGAATGTCTTTTGAAAATGAGGATCATCTTTGAATCTCCAATCACCGCCCCATTCCCAACCATATCTTTTAAATATGCCTACAATCTCCATCCAATCAGCTTGCTTATCTCCATCAGCATCAATCTTTTGATCCCAGCTAGCCGTCTCAAAAGTGCCATTGTTGTCTTTGTCTAATAGCAGTACTATGTCGATTGCCAAAGAATAATTATGATAAGATTGACCGCCCCTGGCCTTTGTAACAATTGCCCCAGGCTTTGATCTACCTTGAGCATACAAAGCATCCTGCTCCGCAAATGTTCTAAGTGTATGCGTAAATCTACAAATAGCATTGCCAGTCAAAGCAGCACAGATTTCATCATAGATCTGCACAGCCTCATCTCTTAGCTTAGGATGTAGTAATTGAATCCTCTCTAGTGTCTTTTGGTCTTTCATCTTTCTTAAATTTTTCTAAAATGGTAACTCCCAGCACTGCTGCTGAATACCACAAAAATCCCTCAAATACGAACTGTTTAGTATTAGGCATGTAACCTAATACGATAGCATTTATAAAGGATGATATGCCAGCAAATCTTTTGCTAGACACCAATCCACTATCAGATAGTAAATGCTTTAAAAATTGCATAGATTCTTTTTCTATACATATATAGCAATATTGCAGCTATTATCACAGAAACCCAAAACCAGCTAACCTTAAAAGATTTTTTTTCTGTGCTTACATTTTTTTCTTTTACAGTCACACTAGACTGCTTATCATTAATGATAGCCTCACCTTTTACTACATGGGTAGTCTTATCATTCTTTTCATTCTTACTATTTTTTTGCCTGATCTCTTTGATGGCAATTGCAGGGATGGATATGCTGTCTCCCTTAATAGACACAAACCCAGTGGCAGTATCTTTGAATACCACCACCAGGTCAGATGTTTCTATTGTATTTGTCTTAGATGAATGTAAACTATCGGATGTAGTAAAGATCTTAGACTGATCTATTACTTTTGCTGTACTATCCTTGATATGTTTATCAGTAGTCTTATGTATCATTGAGCATGATGACAAAAGGATAGTAAGTATCAGTAGTCTCATTAATCTCGATCTTGTTTATTTTGCATTGCTATTGCTAGCTTATTAATTGTAGTTAGAATATTGTCTAGTTTCTTAGCTATGATGTCATCTTGTTTTTCAACCATAGTCACTCTCACCTCTAATTCTTTCAGTTTCAAACTTACTTTCACATAAATACTGATCAGTCCTATGATTATCATGATGGCCTGGCCAGCTAAAAAAATTGCAATATTCTGCATGTCTTACTTGTTATCTATCAATTTTAAAAATATTGGATAGATCTCATCAGTTTCAATCTCAGCCACAGTATCAATAGTCAATTCACTTGACCATAAATCCTGCACATTGATGTCTTTTTCAGCAGTTAGTAAGTCCTCATGCTCTTTGTTGAACTCAGCAAATTTTTCTTTTTCTATAGTGACCATGCCATCCTTTTCCTCACCATACTTTTTAAATAATTCCTGTTTATGCTCATCATACAGCTTGAATTCATCACCTACTAACTTTGCCAATCTTGACAAATATAGCTTTGTTTTCATGTTTGTTTTTTGCTTCAACAAACCATGACTGATGATCTCTACAGATCCATCTTGTTTTTGCTTTGTGATTCCGTTTAGTTCGTAGTGTAGTGCTACGATTTCGTGTAGTTGTAATTTCATGCTTTCGTGTTTTTTATATATAGGTTTTTTTTGCTTTTTTACTCATTCCATGGTAGTGGCAAATTCACTATCGGTGGATTCTTTTGTGTTTCTATTTGTGCATTTAGATCAGCTTTCAATGCATCTACATCTAGGCCATTCTCAAGCCATCCTATCACTACTACCTCAGTCAAATCAGGGTATGCTGTGAAATCTGTTGCTGATGGTGTAGCACATGCCATTAAGCCATAGACATCAGATGAATAAGTGCCATCATTTGCCTGTAGTCTCCAATGCACATTTTTTACCACATCTACCATTTTGTCCTCTGTTGGTGCAGTGTCCATTGCACTGATCACCCAATTGTATTGTATTGCCATTATTTATTTTTTAAAGTGTTTATCTCTGCTTTTAATTCCTGAATTGCTTTGAATGCTAATGCTATCATATTTTGATAAGCCAATGCATCAGGTGTGCCATCCTCAGCATATTGTACAAATTCAGTAAGTCCTAATTCGTGTACTTCCTCAGCAATCAATCCAGCAAATGTCCTACCATTATCAATTTCATTTTTGCCTTCATAAGTTACAGGTCTTAATTGCATTACATCTGCCAATCCTCTTTGATAATTTTGAACATTCTTTTTGTACTTGATAGATGATGTTGATCGGTATAAGTCACCTGATGATGGATTCGCCCATACGTTTGCAGCATTACCAGTTGTCCATGTACCAACAAGTCCACCCATAGTAACTAATCTATCATTCCTTAATGCTAATAAACCATTTCCTTGACTATCATATACAATCATCCCATAGTTACTACTTGTTTGATCTTGCCCCCATACTTGAATTCTACCAGTACCAGAATTTCCACCTATGTTTAGATTCCCCCCACTTGTAATACGCATCCTTTCAGTAGATCCATTTGCGGCATCTAGTCCCATTACAAATGCTCCACTGCTATTAACCCATTGAGAATAAGCAGCTACACCTGAATAAGTTTGACCAAATGTTGCCTGTGCTTGACTTGAACCTACCATTTGCAATTTATATCCATCACCTGTGGTAGTTCCAATTAATACATTCCCTGATTGACTTATCCTCATTCTCTCGGTATTATTAGTACCAAAAGCAATACCACTAGCTGAATAACCTTGCTTATTCATTAAGGTCATCATATCAGTAGATTGACTGAAATTCAAATAAGCTACCTCGTAAACATTTGTTGTATCTCTTATTGAAATAACTGGTGTTGATCCATCCGTAGATGGGTTGTTTATAGTAAGCCTTCCGCTTGCAGTAGTTGTACCCATTCCTACATTGCCTGAACTCCTATTCATTGACAAAATAGGATCAGTAGTTTCAGTTCCATTATTCAATCCGTAAAACTTGAATACTCCATCTAAACTACTACCTCTTAATATTAAACCGTAATTGTCAATAAATCCAGGCTCTCCCCATTGTTGTATCTTTTGATTACCGCTTGTTGTATTACCAATGTGCAATGGTGATGTAGGGCTAGTCGTACCGATGCCTACATTGCCACCTGAACTTATTCTCATTCGTTCGGTAGAAAAGTCTGCATCACTATTCCCAGTTGAAAATACAATAGGAGCATTTGCAGTAGCTATTCTCATTCCGTTTGCTGCAGTTCCGTAAATATTAGTTTGATTAGGTGAAATTTGCTGATAAGAAAAAGTGCTATTAGTTTGAAACATTGATCCACTAACAACGACTGATGTTCCGTTATGAGCAGCTAACTGTATGTTAGATGAATTTAACCCAGTAGTTGCGTTGTTTGTTGCTCTTATAATTGATAGAACATCCAAAGCTGCACCAGGTGCAGTCGTACCAATACCTAAATTGCCACCCGAGGTAAGCCTCATTTTCTCACCTCCTGATGTAGCCCAAATAGTAGCACCTGTCTGTGATATGATCACAAAGTCACCTGCCAATGATCCTGTTACAAATTGTGCATTCGTAGTCACCAATCCAAACTTAGCCTGATACACAGCCCCAGTCACCGCCTCACCCATTGACACCGTTGGTGCTGCACCTGACAATCTCAAATGAGAATCAGCAGTAGCACTATAAATCTCTAAACTCCTTTGTGGGTTTGTAAGTCCAATACCTAAACGATTATTAGTAGCATCCCAGTAGTGATTCGCTGATCCTGCCACACTTGTACTGCCAGTAAAATATGTTACATGACCGCTAGTGCCTGTACCTGTCACTGGGTTTGTTAATGCATCTTGTTTGCCGTTAAATGTATTCCAGTCTGTGCTACTCAATGCACCAGTTGCACTTGTACTAGCTAGTGCTAATGACAAAGCCTGCCCTGATAAACTCAGCCCATTTGCTGTGCCTATAGTCACTGCATCATGTGTAGGTATTGTCCATGTCCTATCAGCACTCAAATCAAATGCAGTGCCGTTTATTGTCAATGTTCTAGTAAGTGGCACATAGGTAGATGATGCTGATGATGTAGTCAAATATGTGCTAGAATCTACACTACCATCAGCCTTTAAAAATTGGCTAGATGTGCCACCTGACTTTACTAATGTAGTAGCTTCTAATGTTCCCACAATAGTAGCAGCATTCCCTGATCCACTTGTTTTGTTTATGTATAAACCCTCACCATTGCCACCCTTTGTGATGCTCAAAGCTATACCACTACCGCTTGAATGATTGATAGCAAATGTATTACTACCTCCGCTTGAAGCAAAGCTACCAGTAGCACCTGTGATGACATCAGCAGTCAAATCATAAGTACCTAAATTTACATTGCTAGTTGCACCTGTGTATGGCACATACCCACTCAAATCAATAGTAGCATTCACCCAGTTTGATCCATTGTACTGCAAAATATTTCCATTTGTAGGACTGGTAATAATCACATCACCCAATTGATTCAATGTGTAGTCACCCTCAGCAGGTGCTACAGATCCCACTCTACCGTTAAACGAAATCACCCCTGCACCTGTCAAAGATTTCAGGTCAGTGATCGTAATCTTATATAAATAGCCAGTAGTAGGATCACCGACTGCTAAAAGGTCTGACAGGCTTAATGATGCCCTACTGTCTAATTCTGATATTTTCTTATTTGCCATGCTTATAAATAGGTTTAACTAGGATATTGGTATGATGTAGGCACTTGACATCTGTCTGATGTAAATGGCAACTCTAAGCTGATGTCAGCCTTTACTGCTATCAAATTATCAGGTGTGTCCTCAGTAATAAAAGTCAATGCTACATTTTCACTCATTTCAAATTCAAATTCCTGGAATAGTAACTGAGCAATGATGTCTTGAGCAATACTTAGCTGATCACTCACCGCCTCAGTCTCATTAATTTTCTCAGGTAGCATACGATCAAAAAAGAATAAACTGAAATTTAAAGTCAGTGTCCTAGTGGATATGTTTGCATTCGTAGAATCAAAATACATAGCAGGGTATACATTGTCTGCACTTTCCCCTAGAAACTCATCAAAGTCACCATAGTAAACGGTGTTAATTTGCTCGTGTGCCTCTGCTATTGCTTTTATTTGCTTTACTACTTGATTGAGTGTAAGTGTCCTTGCTGCCATTGTTTGTTTGTTTTTCTAGGAATACTTTTAGTTTATCCTGATTTTTTTTGCTATATGTCTTATTCGCCATCACAGCATGAATTTATGTTTCCCTGATACATTTGCTCAAAGGATTTGCCCTTACAGCCACAGTCATCACCTAGCCAAATGGTAGTAGTGTATGCTTCAATATCAGGTCTAATAGTGTCCACTCCGTTCCCTGGATTGTTATATAAAGGGAAAACTGTAGTAGTAGATGATTGCCTTAAAAATTTTACTAGCCTTTGCTTATAGAATTCAGCCCTAGCTTTGTATCTATTTGCCACATCAATCATATCCTGAGCTGATGGCATGTCAGTATTGTCACTGCTTTTTCTTACTACCCCTTTATTGTAAAACTGATAAGATAAGCCCATAGGCAATTCACTCATCACATAATACACTAAACAGTTTGTGATATAGCTATCCAGTAAATCTGTTTCTGCCACAGTTAAATCATTGGCATCAATCCCATCCTGTAAACGATTGTATAAACCTGTACC